GTGCCAGGACCGCCGCCGGACGCTGATCCGGTTGCCGTTCGGGCAGTTCATCCGCAACGCCCGGGCCCTGACCCGGGGGCAGCGCTTGCCGGAACGCGCCAGCCAGCAGGACCTGAGCCTGCAGCTACCTGCGATCGCGGGCACCAGTCAGCAGGATCTGGCGCTGCAACTTCCGGCCATCGCGACCGGCGGCGAGGTGGCGAGGCGGCGCATCACTGACCCGCGGGAGATCGTCGCAGCGGTTGAGCAGCTGGCCCTGTTCGACATCGGGAAAACTGCAGCAGCAGACGAAAGGCCCGGCGGTGCGGCTGACGATCAACCATCCCAGCGACCGCGGCAGCCTGCCGAGCTTCCAGCATCCCCGGCTGAAGGAGGTGCTGAAGGAATTGGATCTGGTCGGCGATTGCTGGGATCTGCTGCGGAACAGCAAGCCGACCTACCTGAAGAAGGAGGAGGGTGAGAGCAAGACCGCGCACACGGGTCGACTGGAGCGCAGCAGCTACCCCAGCTTCTACCGCGATGCCGTGTGCGCTTTCGCGGGCGTGCTGAGCCGGTATGAGCTGCGCGAGGCCCCCAAGCGGCTGGTGGCGGAGGGTGCCGCCAACATCGACGGCCGGGGTAACTCGCTGCGGGCCTGGGGTCTGCATGTTGACGCCCTGGCCCTGCGCGACAACGGCTGCCTGGTGATGGCCGACCTGCCGAAGGGTCGGCCCGAGAGCCGGGCGGCGGAGCGAGCGGCGCGCCGCCTGCCGCGGTTCAGCTTTGCGGAGCGGCGCAACGTCCTGAACTGGCGCATCGACCCGGACCTGCTGATCCCAAGCCAGGTGACGGTTTTGGAGTGGGTCGAAGAGGAGGACGGCGACTACGGGGTCAAGCTGGAGCCCCGGTACAGGGTGATGAAGGGCGGGGAGTGGCGGCTACTGAAGGTCGAGGGGCTTGATCCCGTGGGCCAGGGCCGGGCGAGCGTGGGCGACGGCAGCGTGGTCGAGGTGGACAGCGGCACCTTCACCGGTGCTGGCGGCGCCCTGCTGACCCATCCGCCCTGCCGGTGGTACTCCCCCACTCGCGACCCGTTCGGCGAGGGGGCGCCCACCCTGCTGGCCCTGGCCAACCTGACCCTGGACTGGTTCCGCGAATACTCCGACCTGACGGAGCTGCTGCACCGGTGCGCCCTGCCGGTGGCCTGGATCCGTGATGCGGCGAGAGTGCCCGGCACACCCCTGACCCTGGGGCCCAACAGCGTGGTTGAGCTGCGCGGGGAGGGGAGCGAGATCGGCTTCGCAGAGCTGGGCGGCAGCAGCCTGGACAAGCACATCCAACACCTGGCCAGCATCGAGAGGCTGATCGATCGATCCACCCTGAGCTTCCTGTTCTCCGGCGGCGGCGATCGGACCGCGACGCAGGCGGAGCTCGAAAGCGCCCAGGTGCAGGCCACCATCACCGGCATGGCTGAGGCGAAGAACAGCTGCTGGCAGAGCCTGTTTGAGCTGTGGGGCCAGCTCAGCGGCGACCTACCGGGCAAGAACGCGGGCCTCGATCTGCTGCCCGGAATCACGGACAAGCCGGTGGATGACGCCCTGCTGAACCTCGCCGGCAGCCTCTACGACAAGGGCCTGCTGCGCCGCGAAACCGTGACCCACTTGGCCGGCAAGCGCGGGATGCTCCGGCCAGGGGTGGATGCCAAGCGAGAGGCGCGGGAGCTGGACGAGCAGGATGCCGAGGCCGAGGCCCGCCTGAACCCGCCGACACCAGGCCCGGCGGAACTGGGGAACGAGGGCATGGAGGATGAGGAATCGCCGGAGGACGAAGCGGAGGACCAGGCGGAGGATGAGCAGGAGCTGAGCTGACGGGAAAACTGAGGCAGAAACCCGCATCACAAGCCAATGGCTCGCGTTGGCCGCCGCACCTACAACCGTGACGCGCGAGGTCGGTTTGCGTCAGGGGGTAGTGGTGGCAAGGTCAAGCGCGGAGCGCCAAAGGCTGCGGGTGGCAGCCTGAAGGCTCGGGCCAGCGCCGCAAAAAGCCGAAAAAAGCTGGCAGAGATGGATCCCGGTGATCGCTCGCTTAAAGCGGTGCTGAGCCGTCGCGCACAGAAAGCGGCGGTTACCCGCACGGCCAAGGCGGCTGTCGAGGCACGAAAGGCTAATCGCGTCAGATTGAAACTCAAGGAAAAACCTAAAACTGTATTGAAGAAAAATCAACGCAGAAATGCAAATAAAACCAAAATTACTAAATCAAAACCGAGCTACCAGGAAAGGCTGTTGCGGGCTAGGCAGACAGCGCGGCGTATTGAGGCGAGCCGAGCCGAAAGGGCTTCTCGGCCTGGCGCGACTTACCGTGACTACGTTGCTAAACTCACCGCAACCAGGCGCCGAAACGCACTGCTTTCTAGGCCGCTGCCACCGGGTAACACTGGGCAAGCGGCAAGGTCGCGGACAAGCCGGAAAAAAACAAAAACAGATCGGCAGGTATCGGATCAAATACAAAGGATATTAAACTCGTCATTGGATCGCAACAGGGTTATTGGTGAAAAAACAATGGAGGCGCTGAAGCGAGCCTCTGACAGGGTTGTCGGCCCATCCGAGGCAAGAATTTTGAGGGCCATGGCAGTAAGAGATCGACTTGAAAGGTCCGGTGCAAAAAACAATCTTTTAAGCGGTCCAAAGAATCGCGATCAAGGAAGCCGCTTGGCCGATAGAATACTGGAGCTTAGGCGAATCTCCGAAAATACCCCAGGGCGTTGGGGTATAGAAAATGTTGGGCAAATGATCTTAAGCGCAAGAAGAGAGGCGTATTACAAAACAAAAAAAGGAAGGGCTGAACTGAAAAGACTGGAGGCGGCCAAGCGTGCAGCTGAGGATGCGGCATCAAGAGCCGCCCTTCGGCGCATGGGACTTTTGTAGTAATTCAACGCGATTTATGGCCACCATCGGCGACCGTCAGATCCGCCTGGCAGACGACTACGCCGCGGCCCTCGACGCCCTGGCCACCAGGGCCACGGAGAACACCACCGCAGCGCTCGCCAAGGCCATGGCCACCACCCTTCGGGAGTTGCGCCGGTACTACCGCCAGGCGATCGATCCGGAGCTGGAGGCCCAGCTGTCTGCCGATGGCGTGCTGCGCCGGCCCAGGGCCTACTCGATCGCCGACCGGTCAGCGAAGTTCCGGAAGCTGATCCGCCTGGCGCAGGGCTTCATGCCACCCAAGGCGCTGGCGGCCCTGCAGGAGCAGTTCCTGCTGGACTTTGAGCAGGCGGTGGCCCTGGGCGGCGAGCTGGGGCAGGAGCTGGCCAGAACCGCGAATCCGGATGCCGTGGCGCGGGGCCTGTTTGTGGGTGCCTCCAGGGCGGCGGTGCAGGCTGCAGCGGCCACGGCCGGCGCCTACATCCGGGGCGAGGTGGAGAGCTTCCGGGACAGCATCGCCCGCATCGTGACCGATGGCGTGGGCCGTGGCGTGAGCGGCCAGGCGATCGAGAAGGACATCCGAAAGGCGCTGCTGGGGGCCAAGGATCCCCAGGGCCTGAACAACCGGATGGGCCTGAAGCAGCGGGCGGAGCTGATCGCCCGATCGGAGCTGGCCAATGCCTACGTCGGGGCCCAGAAGGCCGCTGCAGCCCGCAACGGCTACGCCTACGGCCGCTGGATCGCCACCAAGGACGAGCGCACCTGTCGGCTCTGCGCGAGCCGTCACGGGCGGATCTACAGGCTTGATCAAATGGTCGGCTCACTCCACCCGCGGTGCCGGTGCGCCCTGTCCCCGGTGGCCACGGAAGCAGTGGAGGAACCGGATCCGGAGCTGCGGGCCAAGCTGCTGCGCACTGAGTTCTGGGACAAGGCGCGAGAGGAGGTGACGGCAGCGTTCGCCAAGGGCCAGGGCTGGCCCCTGGAGCGGGCTGGGAAGGTGCTGGAAGCGGCGGTGCTGAAGCCGGCCCCCAGCGAGCGGCGGCAGTATCCGGACATCGACCGGGCGCCGTCACCGGTGGCCTGAGCGGGAAACCTGAAGCAGCAGCGGCGGTTTCGTGGCCAGGGGCGGAAGAGGCGGAAGGTCCTACGTGCGGGACTCTCGCGGGCGGTTCGCCAGCACCCCAGGCGGCGGCAAGAAGGCCCCGTCAGGCCTGCCGAAGCGATCACCACGAA